TTCGGCACGATTGACAACTCACCTGTAGTCTGGTCGGCTATCGGTACGCTGACTTCGCAGAACACCACTACAGGGCAGACTAGCTTTACCATCCCGGTCACCCAGGTTGGCAGCCTGCTTGTTCTCTACGTCAAGACCGCGATCAACACGAACTTCGTGACTGCCGTTTCAGGCGGCGGCACCACCTGGACCCAGTCCATGACCGGGTACACGGACACGAACGCCTCGCCGCATGTTCAGCAGGTCTGGACTGCCAAGGCTGTCAACACTGGTAACCAAGCCTTGACAATGACGTTCTCCGCGTCGATTGGCTCGACCGGAGTTGAGTATTGCTTCCAAGAGTTCTCGGTCGGCAACCCGGCTGCGGTTTACTCACTTGTCGGCTCGCCCGCGAACCAGAATAACGGTGTTGCTAGTTACCTCACCTGGCCCAACATGGCGGCGAATGGGCTGGCCCAGCCTTGCCTCTGGGTCGGCTTCGCGCGGGTTCCATCAGGCTCTCCGTATCGCACGCCTTCGGCACCAGGCGTGTTCCAGGTGGACGCTAACAGCAACCCGTTTGTGTATGTGCTAAACGTCGTAGACAAGATGCAGATGCAGATATGGAACCCGTCTGCCGGTGTTAGCTCGTACTGTTCGTGCTTGGTATTTAAGGCGACCATCCTCATCTCTGGTTTTGCAGACGGCGACAATAACAACGTGATGATCGCTCCTGGCGCACTCGGCTTGGTAGGAGTGATCGGCGGTACGTCCTCGACGACATCCAGCGCCAGCGGCGCGGTAGTCAACAAGATGGCCCTAGCTGGGTCGTCTACCAACACGGTCTCGTCAGCTAACGGCACGATCGCCGCACGGGGTGGTATCGGCGGTTCCGCCATTAGCACGAGCGCGGCTAACGGCGCCATTATTCAAACACTTGCCAGCGCGGGGTCATCCCTAGCTAGCTCGCAGGCTAATGGTGCCATAACGCAAACGATGAGTCTTGCCGGTTCGGCCGCATCTGTGTCGACCGCGGCTGGCACGATGAGCGCTCAAGTTGTCACTGGTTCCGCGCCAGCTAGCTCGCAGGCGAATGGTACGATAGCCCAGCTGTTGACCCTGTCAGGGTCGTCCTCGACACCCATGTCGACGTTCGGCAATGCCGCCACCGTGATGGCGATCGCTGGTTCAGCCCCAGCTGTATCCCAGGCAAACGGTACGCTTACCGGGAGCCCTGTACTATCCGGTACGGCCGTAGCTACATGTTCAGCGACCGGCAGCGTCGGTCAGGTACTTGCAACGGCGGGCTCGGCCCCGGCGTCAAGTTCAGCGAGCGGCACGATCGGACAGGTAATTGTTACGGCGGGCTCGTCTTCTACTGCGACCTCCGCAGCGGGCTCAGTAGTGCTGATCGGCGTGGTGGCGGGGAGTTCAGTTGCCCTGAGTACAGCCTACGGGGCTGTGTCTCGGTTCTCTCCGTTGGCTGGGCAATCCGTCACCACGCCCCAGGCTTTCGGAACTGTTAGTTTGACAGCCGTTATCGCGGGTAGTAGCTCGACCGCGACCACCGCGTCAGGTGCGTTCGGTGCTGTGTCCCCGGCCAGTGGAACCGCCGCCACTGTCAGCGCCGCCTCTGGCGCGGTGGTCGCTCAGATGGCGGTCGCGGGGGCCTCCATTAGCGCATCCTCCGCGAGCGGGGTACTATCGAGTCTCGGCGCGGTAGCGGGCACGGCTAGTACAGCAACCTCAGCCGCTGGGGCCATCACCCAGACCATGTCCCTGTCTGGGTCGTCCGCTACCGCGTCCATAGGCCAAGGCGTATTCGGGGCAGCGCTTCTCGTTGGTTCAGCAGCGAGTCAATCGTCGGCCAGCGGCACTGTAGTGCTGGCACAGACCGTGTCGGGTTCATCAGCTGGGGTATCGAGCGCCAGCGCCTGGCTTGGCATCATCAGTCCGCTGGCCGGCTCAGCTTCAACTCCGAGTGCCGGGTCCGGGTCTATCGTTATGACCCTCGCCATCTCCGGCACATCTCCTACAGTCTCCACCGCGTCGGGCTCGCTCGGCAGGATAACGCCCGTGGCTGGTTCGTCAACCGCAGTCAGTTCTGCGTCTGGCGCGGTGGTAATACAGGTCGGGGCCGTCACGTATCCAGTAACCGGGACGGCCCTGGCCCAAAGCGCCGCAAGTGGAACCGTGTCCACTCTTGCGGTCCTGACTGGAACTGCTCTTGCGGCATCAGCGGCGACTGGTGCGCTTGGCCTGAAGGGCGTTCTAGCCGGGAATGCGGTCTCGGTCAGTGGTGCTACGGGCTCCATCAGTATGACCGGGGCCGTAGCGGGTAGCGCCACCTCGGTCAGTGCTGCTGCGGGCTCTATAGTGCTGGCCGGGGTGGTCTCCGGTTCGTCTGCTACGTCCAGTCGGGGCGACGGTTGGCTAGCAGGCGGGCCGTTGTCGGCGTTCTCGTCGACAGCGTCATCCGCTGCAGGTAAGGTCTACCTAGTCAGCAATGTTTCAGGGCTCAGTTCCACGTCCTCGGGCGGCTCCGGTGATCTGACTATAGTCAGCAAGCCGCCGCTGATGATTTCTGGAGCCGCAGTATCCGTCTCGGCTGCCTCGGGTACGGTCGTAGCGGTCCTCATTCTATCCGGTACGGGCTCTCAGGCGACTTCGGCCCAGGGTAGCCTAACGTCTAAGGGAGCGCTCACAGGGACCTCCGGCACAGCGTCGGTAGGCTTGGGCGCTATCGTCCTGGTCGGCCTGGTCGCCGGAAGCGCGGAGTCGGCTAGCCAAGCTGCTGGCTGGCTGGCCAGCCTGATGGGGATGACCGGGTTTGCCGATACCGCGAGCCGTGCGGATGGCTGGGTCGGCCTCCCATTCGTTGCTGGTTCCCTGCCCGACGAGATAACAGCTATCGTCTGGGTGAGTAATGTTCTCCGCGCGGGTATAGGCGTGAACGTATTGAAGGCTTCCGTAACCGCAGAAAGTCTCGGCGCTGCGGTTGAGACCGATACAGCCGGGGCTACTATCGAAACTAACGAAATCCGTGCAGAGGTGACATAGTGGACATGCTAGCGCTATTCTTCAAGCAGGGCGATGACGTTGTCGTTACTGCCCGGTATCCCGATATACCAGACGGCTCGGGCATGACGGCGACGTTCTATATCAAGGACGACAAGACGACGCCAGACACGGACGCCACCGTGTTGACGTACGACGCGGATGTCGTAGCTGATCCAGATAATCTGGGGGCTACCCTGTCGAATTTCACCATTCCGTCGGAGGATACCCAAGTGGCCGGAGCCTGGTGGTGGAAGGTACGGGTATTCGATCCGTTCAGCAATGTCAGGACCGCAAATCAAGGCACGCTACTCATCGAGGCGGTGTAACATGTCCCCTAGTCAACCTCCGTCAGCAAGGCAGATCACGCAGATATCAGCGGCTGTCAATTTCTACATTCACTATAACGACCCCAGCGTTTCAGCGGGCGGGCATAATGACCACGCGGTTATAGCCTGGGCGGTCCTCGACGACAACATGACCGTTATGCCGCTCATCGCCAGCCCGTCCGACGCTCAGACGATCATACAGGCGAACACGCTATCTACGGACTACCAGATACATAACCCGTATAGTCAGTGCCAGGCGTGTGTACGTCCAGGCGGGATGACGGAGGAGTTATGGTCGCCGGTAGGGAGGCAACTCCCAGTGATGTAGAGAATACAGAGCGACTTATGCGCTACTGGGCTGAGGGGCCAGGCGCAGCCAAAATCAGGTGGGGCACGCCCGACGATTTCTACAGGTGCGAAACTGAACTTCGCAAGTACGTTAGCGAGGAAGTCGTCAAGGGCCTGTGCTCTAATCTGCATCAGAGGGCGACCGGGTTCAGGCCCGGTCATGCACCTACCGAACAGCGGTAACAATCACGTCGCGTATATAGAGCGTCTATGCCAGGGCTAGACGTACGGGCGCGACTCAGCTATAATCGACGCGAGCAAGGATGAGGAATGAGCGAGACTGCTGCTGAAGACACCGGCGCTACCGTAGAGGTCGATGACGCCACTCCCAACGCTGCAGATGGTCAAGAGGTTCACCCTGAAGACCAGGCAGCCGAGGAGCAACTCCATGAGCTTATGGAGGACCAAGACCCTGATAAGCTCAAGGCAGAGATAGACAAGTGGCGTAAGGCGGCCCGGCGGCACGAACGTACCGCACGGGATAACTCTGCAGCTGCCACAAAGTGGCGAGAGCAAGAGGAAGCCGGCAAGTCCGATCTACAGAAGGCAGAAGAGCGCGCAGCGGCTGCTGAGGAGCGAGAGCGATCCGCTACTGAGCAGACAAACCGTATGCTGGCTGCCGCCGCTAACAACCTGTCGCCCGATTGGATTGATTTCCTCGGAAGCGGAAGTTCCGATGACATCAACGCCAGGGCAGAGCAACTGGTTGAACTCATCGAGGCAGAAGTCACCAAGCGTATGGAGAGCCGTGAGCCTCCAGAGCCTAAGAATGGTAGTCGCCGTCGTACCGGCCGGCCAGCTGAACAGCTAAGCGGTTTGCGTGCAGGTGCGGCACCTGCTGACCAAGCTTCAATGACCGCAGACCAGATGTTCCGGCAGCTCGTTAATGGAGATCGAGACTAGCGCCAGCCGGTAACACCTTAGCGCCATAGTGCCGCGCTCGCGCGGAAAGAGCAGTCAGTGCCTACGTACAATACGCATGTTGCGCGTACTACGACAGGCTCGGACCCGCTGATCCCTGAGCCTCTGGCTGCCTCCATCATTCAGGAGGCCCCAACTCAGAGCGCGGCCCTGAGCCTGATGAACAAGACAACCCTGTCCGCCAAGACCCAGCGCCAGCCCGTCCTCGACGTGCTCCCGGTTGCATACTGGGTCGGCGGCGACACGGGCATGAAGCAGACCACGCTTGAGCAGTGGAAGCAAGTGGTCATGGTGGTCGAAGAACTGGCCGTCATCGTGCCCATCCCTGAGGCGTACCTGGACGACGCGGATGTCCCGTTGTGGGGCCAGATCCAACCGCGTATCGTTGAGGCTGTCGGCCAGATGATCGACAACGCAGTTCTCTGGGGCGTCAACAAGCCCGTCACCTGGGGTGAGTCTGTCTTCCAGGGCGCGCTCAAGTCCAGCCAGGCTCTGGTCGAAGGCGCGAGTGGTTCACTCGACCTCGGCCAGGACGTGTCCAACCTCGGATTCCTGATGGCCCAGACCGGATTCGCGGTGCGCGGGTTCGCGGCCCAGCCGGGCATCAACTGGCGCCTCGTCGGCATCCGGTCCTCGCAGGGCCAGCCCATCTACCAGCCCAACATGCAGGGGACGCCGGGCGGCACGCTGTACGGCTACCAGATGTCCGAGGTCGACAACGGCTCGTGGAACGCTTCGGTCGCATCTGGCGCCACGCTCCTGTGCGGCGACTTCTCCAAGGCGATCATCGGCATCCGCAAGGACATCTCGTTCAAGATGTTCACCGAGGGCGTCATCTCTGACGACTCCGGCAAGGTCATCCTGAACCTCATGCAGCAGGACACCGTCGCCATGCGGATGACGATGCGGCTCGCGTACGCGACCGTCAACCCGGTCACGATCATGCAGCCGAACAAGGACATCCAGCACCGCTGGCCGTTCGGCGCTCTCCTGCCGAAGACCTCGACACTGACGGCTGCACCTCCCATCAGCGTCATCCAGGCCCCGCCGTACCCGTACATCGGCAGCTACTCGCTGGACCAGCAAGCTGCCGAGCTGGAGAACGAGCAGGAACTGCCGTCCCACGAGGCGCACGCCCGTGGCGTCGAGCAGGCCGAGGACGAGGTCAAGCGCGGCCAGACGATGGCGCAAGAGCGTCGCCAGGCGCGTCAGCCCGCGCGCAGGGAGTCACGCAGCAAGGAGTAGTCGGTGACGCATCCGACTGCAGGAAACCTACCCACCCTGGCTACGCCTGACGACATAGTGGCCAGGCTGGGTAGGCAACTGAACCAGGTAGAGGCGGCGCGCGTAGATGCGATGCTGCAAGACGGCAGCGCCATCATTCGGCGCAACGCGCGGAACACCTTCATATATACTGCGTCCGATACGCTGACCATGTCGGCGTCAGATGGGTTGCTAGTGCTGCCTGGCCGGCCGATCTATCAGGTCATGGCAGTCGTAGCGAGGTCGGGCAACTCCATGGTACCGGACATCCCGGTGACCTGGTACATCTTCGACGGCGTGGACACGGTAACCATACCTGAGCCGCGCTACTCGGGCATCATCAATCTGCCCTCGTTCTGGTACGACGTAGCATGGTATAGCCACTCGTATGATGCCACGTACGAGCACGGTTATCACGACGTGCCGGACGATATCAGGGGGCTGCTCTGCTCAGCCATCATCTCTGAGCTAGCTACCCCGACCCAATCCGCAACTATCCAGAGTGAGGCAATCGGGGCGTATAGTTACAGCATGCGTCGGCGCGAGGGTGGTAGCGGCATCTATGCTGCGCTAGTCGACTTCGGCATGAAGGATATGCTCGCTGACTACAGGTTCAAGGCGGGCTCGATCCCCGTTAGGCGAAGTTTATGTATCCAGCACTACCGCATGGTCAGATGGTGACTCTACGTCACAGGGTAGTGGCAGGTCAGGACGAATACGGCAACGATACCCTCTCGTTCACGGAAGTACAAGTTGGGCCCTGTTCAGTTCAGCAAGGGCACAGCGGAGAGGTCATCTCGTATACGGACAGGGTAACAACCGATATAACTGTATATGTCCCGTATGGCACCGATGTCGCGTTCCTCGACGCGGTCATCGTGAATGACGTCGAATACGAGGTCACTGGCGACCCGGCTCACTGGGTCTCCCCGTTCTCAGGGCATACAGCGCCAATCCGCGTCGAGGCGCAGATAGTGAAGGGAGCATCGCCGTGAGCTATACACCTGATGAAGCTGGCATGCGCAACTTCCTCAACTCGCGTCAGATGGAGCGAGTCGTCAAGACGGTGGCTGATATCATTAAGGAGTCTGCAGTTGCTCGGGCTCCGGTAGGCGACCCGATCCTGGACGAGCACCCCGGACGCTACAGGCGCTCGTTCAAGGTGGAGACGCACAGGCACGGCGGTGCGACTCTCGACCGCGCGGAGGCTATCGTATCCAACACTGCGCCCGAAGCGCAGTATGTTGAGTTCGGCCATCGTGGCAAGGAACCGTACCATACACTGCTACGCGCGGCTACGGAGGTGCGTATCTAGTGACCATCATCCGTACTGCTACGCCTACGCCTGACGTGGAGATTTCGCTTCTCTACGTCCTCGGGCAGATGGAGCCAGACCTCCGGTTTGTGACTGAGATGCCGACCGGCGACCTGGTCAAGATCACAGCACGGATCAGGCGTATCAGCGGTACGATGGGCACTCATATATGGATGGACCACCCGGTGGTCGACATTGATCTATGGGGTCAGACAAACAAGGGTATCAAGATGGCGGACGTGTCCGCCGCCGCGCGGAATATTCAAGCAGACATGCAGTCTCTGAATAGCGCCATAACTTTGAATGGAGTAATACAGCACGTCACCGTCATCAGTGGTCCCAAGTTCGTATCGGAGGTAAACGCAAACCTGCTGCGTAACAACGCATCATATCTCGTTCGGATTCACCCGCTTCAATCATAGGAGTAGAAGTGCCAGAACAGACCGCCCAGGAGCGGAACCCGCAAGTCACTGCAGATGACCCCACGCAGTTCGGTCTGACCCCGCCGGCCACCGGGCCGTACAAGAACAACAACCTGCTCTACGCCGCTGGAGATGTGGTCGTGTGGATCGGCCAGCCCAACGTCGGCCCGCCGCTCGGCTTCGAGGACCCGTCAAGCCTGTCGGCCGGTACATACAAGTGCCTCGGCTGGGTCGACGTGGCCGGGTACATCTTCAAGCTCGACGAGACGACCAAGGACGTACCGGCGGCGGGTGTGCTGACGCCTATCCGTACGCTCATCACGGGCGGCTCCAAGACCGTCCAGGCTACGTTCCTGGAGGGCATGAACCCGTACGTCCTCGCGCTATATGACGACGTGCCGGTCTTCCCGGTGGCCAGCATGCCGCTCAAGGCATCGACCACCGCAGCATCCGCTCTCCCGATCAACTCCGCGGTCTACACGATTCCCGATCCGCCCGCAGACAACAGGTATGGCCTGATCTTCGACTCCATCGATGGCGTGAAGCAGGAACGCCTGTACGCTCCGTTCGCCAAGGTGACCGCTCGCGGGAACCGCCAGGCCCAGCAGGGCGACATCGTGACGACAGACCTCACGTTCACGTTCTATCCCGGCACGATCGGCAGCAACACCGCGGCCGTCGCGCAGAGGGCCGTGAACTACGGCCAGGCCATGACCACCTACTTCACCTGATAGGGGATGGCCATGCCCGCAGCGCAACCGGCTCCAGAGCCGCAAGACGCACACGACGACGACAACGTTGTCGAGATGGAGGTCGACCTTGACCTCGATGAACTGGACGAGACTCTCCGCGCGGAGGCAGTAGGCCGGTCATCGACCGTCAAGATCGGCGGCAAGGTCATCCACATCTCCCATGCCGGTGACTGGACGGCGGCGGCGATGCAAGCCGCATCGTCCGGGGACTGGGACGCCTGGGCGCGTGAGGTGATAGAGGACCCAGCCGAGTACCGTGAGTGGGTCGACGCCAACCTCCGCAACTACCAGGTCGAGGCCGTATTCAACGAGGTCGGTGCCCAGGCCCAGATGAACTCGGGAAAATCTCGGAGGCGTGCTGGATCACGTCGTCGTACCCAACGGAGATAGAAGCAGATCTACAACGCTACTACGGCCTGGACTTTGTGGACCTGTTCAGGCCGGGTAGCGGGCTGACGTGGCGCAAGCTACTAGTCCTGCTTCGACACCTCCCGCCGGAGAGCGCCGTGAACACTGCCATACGCAATAACATGCCCGACAGCGAGCTGGCTGTGAACAACGCTAAGGCTGACTCGACCAAGGCGGCATGGAGTACCCTGGAGTCGATGCTGGCGACGGTCATCGATGAGATTCGCCTGTCCAGGTGGGCGTACGCGCAAACGCACTCTGAATCGACCGTACCTAAGCCTGATCCGGTGCCACGTCCAGGTCTACCGGCGCGGGCAGGCAGGCTCATTCGCCTAGAGGACGCCCAGAAGATAGACCCACGTCTGCGAGGGCTCTCAGAGCGAGAAGCGCAGGAAATGCTAGATAGGATGACAGGCCGTGGCCGATAACATTTTCGTCGGTAGCGTATCAGTAGGTGTCGTTCCTGACCTGCGTGGATTTAATGACAAGATGCGCAGGGAGCTTGTCCCTGCCGCCAAGAAGATTGGCGAGGACATCGGGAGGGAGATAGCCAAGGGTATAACAAGCCAGCTTAACTACGGGGACATCATAACCAAGGCTGCAGTCAAGGGCATGCCGGCGGTTCGTACTGCTGGCGAGAAGGTCGGCAAGGAATTTGCGACTGGATTCTCTAAGAGCCTTGACATTAGCAAGATGGTCGTCGATCGCTCGCTGAAGGCGAGGCCAACCGCAGAGCGCGAGGGGTATACGCTCGGCAAGAGTTTTGGGGCTGCATTCAAGCGAGGCTTTGAGTACGAGACTCGTAACATGCCTAAGCCGAACGTTAGTTTGGATATGACTCGGGCTCGTGCTCAGATCGACGCACTCAAGCTAAGGCTCGACCGCGCTATGAAGACGGCCGGGCCTAGTATGTCGCAGACGGCTCTCAAGGCTTTGCTCGGTGCGGCTACCGGAGGTGGCGGTGCACTCGGTGGCGGTGGAGGCCGTGGTGGAGGCGGCGGACGAGGAGGTGGTTTTGCACTAAACCAGATTCTGCAAGGCCAGCCTTTGTTCGGTATAGCGTCAGGCTTTGAAGCGTTGCCTTTGCCGGCTCAGATTGGTGTTGGCGCCCTCGGTGCAGCGGGTCTGCCGTTTATCGGCCAGGCGGCTGGCGGT